TACAGGCTAAAAGAAAGCCCCGGGATTACTCACCGGGGCCAAAACCCTAACAACACAGGAGACATCGACAAAAGAACCACAAAGTCGATGCGCATAGACTACCACACTTACTAACGTGTTATCACTTAACATCCATCAGGAATTGTGATACATAGCCGGTGAGCAACATAGATTTTACTTATGATCCAGCACCCCAGCGAGTCAATTCAGGAACATATTCGCACTCTGTCCTATCAGGTCGGTGGCAAAGCCATGTATGAGTATCTGACGACAGAGCGGAGTAGGTGCCTCAATTTACTGGTCAAGGCAACGGATCAGCACACGCTCCACCGGCTACAAGGTGTCGTCATGACACTGGACGTACTGGTGGATACTTTAAAACTTCGAGCCCCGTAAAAACGGCCCGAGCGAGGATATATGGCACTCCCTGAAAGCATTCAGAAACAGATCGAGGAAGCGAACGAGATCGAGCGGCAGATTGCCGAGATGACAGCGTCGTTGGACGGCGAGTCCCCCATGCAGGTGGAACAGGCCCCCGTCGTGATGGCTGACATTGAGGAGCCGGCAGCCCCTGAACTTGTGGCAGATCAGGCATCGCCTGAACCCACTCCGGTTGAAGAGGTTGTACAAGTCGATCCCAATGACGAGACCTGGGAACACAAATATCGATCTGCCCAGGGGCGATACAACGCCGAGGTTCCGCGGCTGCACAAGCAGATCAAGGAATTGTCCGGGGAAGTCGCCCAGCTCCAGCAGCGTCTGGACCAGATCACGGCCACACCGGCGCAACCGGAAATCTCCCCCGTGGATGAACTGCGGGCGAAGTACGGCGAAGCCTATGGGGACGACCTGGCGAAAGACACGGAAGCACTGGCCCGCGCCATTGCGACCAAAGAGCTGGAGAAAGCTGCCAAGCGCGTGGAAGAGTTGGAACGCCAAATGCAGGAGACGCAAGCCTCCGGCGCCCAGGCCCAGTTCTTCTCGACGTTAGCGGCAAGAGTCCCGAACTGGCAGGACGTGAATGCTGAACAAGGATGGCTGGCTTGGCTTGGGGAATTTGATCCCTTGGTCGGCGCAACGCGACAGGACGTGCTGGATTACGCACAGAGTCAGGCGGATGCAGACCGTGTGGCCGCTATCTTTGAGACCTACCTGTTGACACGTCAGCAGGCTCCGAGAGCCGCGCCGCAAGCCCCAGTAGCCAATACCGGCTATTTGCAGGAACAGCTTGTTCCTCGCAGTCAGGGCACCGCACCCTCTGTCAGCCAGCCGAATCGTCGCATTTACACCGAGGCTGAGATTAGCCAGCTACTGGATGTCAGGAACATGAGAAAGCTCCCGATGGATCAGCAGCGGGCCATCCGGCATGACATTGATCTGGCGGTCGCTGAAGGGCGCATCGCCGCGTAACCATTCAAGGAATCAACATGAGCATTAAATACGGCACTCCGATTACCGACACCGCAGTCACCGCCAACGGCATGACCGCTGCGACCACTGGCAAGACCAAACTGGGCACCTTGTCCGACGGCACCTTGCGCTTCATTCCGGTCCTCTGGTCCTCCAAGATCAATGAGCAGTTCTATGCTCAGACCGTCTTGGGCGACATCACCAACAACAACTACATTGGTGAACTGTCCGGCGTGGGCGACAAGATCATCATCATGAACAGCCCGACCATCACCATTGGCGATTACACCATTGGTACGGATCTGAGCTATGAGCGTCCGCCGATTGAAAAGACCGAAGTCTCCATTGACTACGCTATTCAGTGGGCCTATCAGGTCAATGACATCGAACGCGCCCAGGCCAAGCCTGAGTATATGTCTGCGTTCTCCAAGGCCGCCGGCGAACAGCTCAAGGTCAAGATGGACAAGGACGTGCTGGGTCGCATCTTCAATGATGCTCACGCCAGCAACAAGGGCGCAGCCGCAGGCAAGAACTCTGGTGCCTTGAACCTGGGTGCGACGGGCGCAACGGCGCTGTCCGTGGTTTCCGCCCTGCCGGGTACGCCTGCGGCGACCGACGTCACGCCTTACGACCTGATCACCCGCATGTCCGCTGTTCTCGACGAGCAGAACGTGCCTGAATCGGATCGTTGGATGATCGTTCCTCCGCTGTTCCGCACCCGTCTGTCTGCATCGGGCACCAACCTGTCCCTGATCCAGGGCGGCGACGAAGCCCTCTACCGCAACGGCAAGTTCGGCATGATTGATCGCTTCAGCATGTATGTGTCCAACCTGCTGCCTGCGGGCGCTGCGGGCGAAACCTACATCATGGCCGGCCACAAGAGCGCCGTCTGCTATGCCTCTACCATCAACAAGGTCGAGAATCTGCGTAACCCGCGTGACTTCGGCGACCTGGTGAGAGGATTATGTGTGTACGGACACAAGGTCATCAAGCCTGAGTCCCTCGCAGTTGCTTGCGTCAAGTTCAAGTAATCTGTTGACGCGTCAGCGTTTTAGGTATAATTAGACCATCCCTGGGGGAGCTTCGGCTCCCTCAGTTTTATCCGAGGTTGATATGACTCCGCAGCAGCAAATACTCGCAGAAAAATACAAAGGCTACTGGATGACCAAGATTGACGAGGACTACCCAGTCCCGTTCCATCCCGAAGCATTTGATTCGTCTATCTACGAGCTGATCCCCCCTGGCCAAAGCAAGCCGGCACCCAAGAAAGAGCCGGTGATCCGTCAGGCACATAGCAAACCGAACAAGCCCAGCAAGCCGGAGCCGGCGATTGAGGGCGAAGCCATCCGCGTCGAAGATGCCCCGATTGGCGGCCTCGACGAGTCCAATTTCAGTTTCTCTGACGAAGACCTCCAGTGACCCCCTGGACTGAATATCGCACCTGGATCGGCCCCCTGGTTCCCGGGGTGACTGAACCGATGTTGACCCGCGCCGTTTGTGACGCGGCCATTGAGTTCTGCGACATGACCCAGGCGACGATAGAGCGGTTCCGATTCTTCGCGATACCGCGGTCCAACCAGTATGAGCTGGAGGTTGATTGCGCCAAGCCGGGCATGGTATTGGGCGTCACGCTGGGTGGTCGGGAACTCAAGCCGGTCTATCTGGACGCGCTGTACAACGCCCACGGCGAAGCCTGGCACGATCATAAGGGCACTCCCGAGTTTTATCTGGGGGAAGACCCTGACACCCTGCGGGTATACCCGTCGCCGACGACGAAAGAGTCCGGGTTTATCACCGTTGTCGTCCGCCCGTCCCGGTCCAGCCAAGGGTTCTCCACCCAGTTCTTCGAGCATTACGGCGAGATCGTTTCTGATGGGGCGCTGGCGCGATTGCTATCGCAGCCCAACATGCCATGGCACGACCCTCGGGAAGCCATGAACCGTCGAGTTCTATTCCAGCGGGGCGTGAACAAAGTCCGTGCCCGTGTCATGGGTGGGCATACCACCGCCACTTTCTACGCAGACCACAAGGGCTACAACTATGGCACTTAGCGCACAAAACATTATTGATCGTGCTGCCACGATCCTCATGGACCAGACCCATGTCCGATGGGCGCTGCTTGAAAAACTCGATTGGCTCAACGATGGGCGTCGGGAAGTCGCTATGGTTCGCCCGGACATTTACGCCAAAGCCATTGCACACCCTCTCACGGCGGGGTCCAGACAGACTCTGCCTGCTGACGGACTGAGGCTCCTCGATATTCCCCGCAATTCGAGCGGGACGGCGGTGTCGGTTACCCGTAGAGAGTTCTTGGACCAGCAGCAACGCGGATGGGTGAAATACCCCGGCGTGACTGAAATCGCCCATTTCATGTTGGATGCCCGGTCACCGAATCTGTTCTGGGTCTACCCTCCAGCCGCAGGCGGCAGCTCTGTTGAGCTGATTTATCAAGCCACCCCGACTGACTTCTCCGGCACCAACAGCACGGTGACCGGAACCTTTACTCCGATGGAGGAGATGTACGGCGGAGCGTTTGTGGACTACGTTTGCTATCGCGCCTTCTCGAAGGATTCCGAGTACGCTGGGGCCCAGGACCGAGCCGAGACGCACTACAACCATTTCATGAATGCCCTTAAAGGCGGCAAAGTGGTTGACATGGTAACGTCTGCCAACGCCAGCAATATCGGCGGCGTGCCCGACAAGGCCCTCGCTTACGCGACCGGGGCATAACCCATGTCCATCCTCGCCGACTTCCCCCTGTTGAACCTTCAGTGTGGAAGTACGTTCGCGCCGGAGTTCAAGTTCTTTGACGAAGGTGACGTGCCCATCGACATTGCGGACTGTATTGCCCGCAT